AGAGGAGCATTATAATTAAAATCTTGTTCCTTGACCTGACCAATTGTAAACCCTGTCTGCCCTACTGGCATTGTGTACCAGTTCTTAGACGCAAGAAACTTAGTAACATCAGGATGCTTCCAGTTAAGGCTGGCATAAATAGCAGACCTACGTGAGCCACCCTGCATAACCCTACGGCCAATTTCGTTGATCATCTGCATCTTTGGGATAGGTCCGCTGGACAAGCCACCTGTACCAGCTAGAATACGACCTTCTTCACGATAACGTGAGTAGTCAATGCCAATACCACCACCTGTCATTAGACATGATTCACTCTTCCATGACAGGTTTGCCCAGTCTTCCCGTGTATCTTCTTCAGCACGTAGTAGGTAGCAGTTATTGAAGAACTTGTTTAGACGGCCAGCATAGTACAGGTAACGGCCACCGGGAATAAACTTTAGGTCATTAACATAACGAGTAAGCTGATCCTTGTCTTCCGTTGACAAGCGTTCCTGACATACATCTTCTACTAACACTGAAGCTAGAGCATCCCATGTTTCACATCCATAATGTGCATACTTGTGTTTAAAGATATCTTCAGAAAATTTGGAACGAAACATTGGGTTTTCATTTGAACGAAAGCTAGGCATGAACTACTCCTCTATTGCTGACTGCTTGTTGATCGACGCTTCCTTATCGTGAAGCGAAAGTTGCAGGATAGCATAGTGAATAATCTTTAGCAAGTCCTGTCTGTTTTTACCATCCTTCTTACCATACCTCTTCCAGTATTTCAAGATGTTACCCATAATAAAACCTTCACCATAACCAGCGTCTTGAACAATCTCTAACGCTTGTAATTTATCAGAGGCATAGTGTTGGCTGTAAGTGTTTAGAATATAAGACTCAATTTCACTAATGATTCGTTGTTCATTGTACTTACATTTAGAAAATCTATCATTGTTTAACTTGGTTGAACCTAACCAGAAACTTGTTTCCGTTGTCAATTAACATAACTCCCTAGTCAAACGAAAGCACTGCGTTGATACGCTTTCGTACAAACTCAATCTCTTTTGATTCTAAAATCTTGAAAGCAAAGCTACGTACATAAGCAGGATTAACACCTGCTATGTCACAGACTGTATTAAAGTCTTCAGCAGTAACACCGACTGAAGCAGAGAACCATGCTCTAGCTTTATCTCTTTCTATCTTTGCTTCAACAGATTCTCTATCATTTTCTTTCTTAGAAGCATCAAGTAACGCTTGAAGGATGACACTAAGAAATAGAACCTGTTCAGGATCGGACTGCTTTCTTTCTACCAGATTTTGTATGTCCAGTAGTAAGTTTGTTTTCGTGTCCGTTTGTCCGGTTGACCTTTCCATCTATCCAACCATCAGGCAAACCATCTGAACGTTTACAAAACAGAAAACCATTCTTGTTACACCAGTCTGCATAGGTAGACTTACCTCCTTTATTTAATTTAGTATTTGGATTGTCAAACACAAACCTGATATCCAGTTCAGGATTTGACTGGCGAAGGAATAAGTGTTTCTTCCTATCATCGATTTTAAACCTTCCCTTAACTTCAAGTATAATACCTGAAGGAAGAATAAAGTCTGGAAGATACTTTTTACTTTCAATCCACATATACGGTACGTAATACGGCTCATAAGAGTACGCAACTTTTAAAGTTTCTAGCTGATCAGCTAGTTTCCTTTCCGATCCTGATCTATACTTGTTCATTGCTAGAATGCAAAGTCTTCAGGTACGTTAGGTGTGTTATTTATTTTAACAAGGTATTTCGGACTATACGCATACTGAAATTTCCTAAGTCCCGCACCGTTGTTAGCATCAGACCAACACTGTTTTTTATAAGGACAATAAATACAGCCAGTATCCAAACGCATATTCCCAGACTTACCATCAGGAACAGGATCATAACAGCGATCAGGGGGACTACCATCCTTGAGAGTGTTCCGTATTGTTGATATTCTTTCTGAGGCATTTTTAAATTCCATGTTTGGAACTGGGCTATATAACAACTCACCACTCACTTTGTCAATGACAAGCCAGCCAGCATTGAAAATATCATTTGCTTCGCAGTAAGCAGAGATTTGGTAGATGTATCCAAAAGGATCATCAGTAAAGATGCTACCTTCTTTAAACTTCTTGAATGAGAAAGGTGAAGCAGACTTAAAGTCAACGATGTTACCGTCAATTTTAGCATCTTGATGACCAGTAACACCGTTGACCTTAACCTCTTTCTGCATGTCAGTAATGTCGTGCTTGGCTACCTTTGTCAGAAAGATTAGAAGTGCTTCAAGAATATTTCCATATAGGAACTTGATGTGATCACTTCCCTTTAGTTCTTCTTCTTCTTCTTTACTATCCGATTGTTGATTGGCGTACCAAATCTTTCTGAGGGGATGGCCAATCATTGACAGTCTGAGGTTTTCTTTTTTGTCAGACTTAACCCTAACTTCGTTGATAGACTTGACAACAGAATGAACAACATCCTCTGCCAGTTCTTTTAAAGCAGAGTCGGTTATGTCTACTACCTTTTCCTTGTCAGTGAAAAGACTGTAAATGTCTTCTACTAACGTGTTAATATTCTTGCTGTTCATTTCTGTTGCCAATCTTTGTTAAGAACTATGCAGCTTGCATAAGTTCATTGATTTCCTGCGGCTCAAACATCAGACGATAACGTGTGTACGTAGTACCTTCAGGAGTTTTAGCTTTTACAGTTTCAATAACATAGCCATTCTTTCGTAGGTCAGAGATTGTTGCAGTAAGATTCTCTGACCAACCATTTTCGATTGCGGTCTTACGTGTTACACGCATACGCTTACGTAGTGCGCGTAGAACTTTTACTTCACAGTTATGCATATTATACCTTTCTAAATTTTATTTTTAAAGAAGGTGCTTACAGTCCCTTCCCTCAACCTGTAAGCTATCGTTGTCCTTATGTAAGGCAATGTTGTCCTTACTACGACAACCCCATCAATTGCTATATCAGGTTAAAAGGGAATGTCATCACCCGCAGAGTGCGGCTTATTATTGTTAGAAGAGTTACTAACAACATAACCATCGTCAACATTATCAAAGTCCTCTCCATAGGGGATTAGGTTGACAACCTGTACAGCAATCAGATCAGCGGATACGCCATTCTTCTTGTTGTATTCGTATTCATAAACTTTAAACTTAACATTAACATCACTGCCATTACCGATCAGTGAGTTATCCCAAGGGTTGCGCTTTGAATCCACAACAGTAGGTGCTTCACGCTCAGTACCATCACGCTTCATAACCTTGCGCTTGATCTTAATAAAGTCACCTCTCTCATCACCCTTGTTCTGTATGTTCAGGCCAATGCTTTCTAACTCAACCTTGGTCTTCTCATCTAATGTTACATCAATGCACCATGCTGGTTCAAATGTTGTGTTAGGAGCGCATACGCTTGCCCAATATGCTTTACCAGATACGAACTTTATTGAGTTTTCCATTTTCAATTTTCCTTTTCAAGTTTCAGTTTTGTATTTATGCCAGACTTGATTACCAAAGTCAAGCACTTTTTCATCATAAAAGTTTTACTGCATCCTTGTAGTCAAGAAGAACTTCTTGTCCTACGTTGTAACAAGGTCTAACTAATTTACGATTACACCTGTTAAAATTTTCCTCTTGTACTAACAAGTTAGAAGGATAAAATCCTTTGAGACAAAATAAATCTTCGTCTAGTTTAACCATCAATGCAAATATGTCAACAACATTTTTACTTTCTGCACTTGTTGCAAGTAACATTCCAGTCTTGTGGTGTGTGGTCTTAACATCTATTGTCAGACCGTCAAGAACTAAATCACCTAAATCAGTTTTAGATGACATTGATCTTGGATATATTTCCATTAACTGTGTTGGATAAAGTCCTGACAGTTTAAAGAAACTTAACTCACCTCCCGCTCCTATTATATCGAAGGCATAAGGATCATTCTTATCTCTTTTCGCGGCAGTGTCTTTTACTTTAGACTGTCTGTTATTATCATACCTAGCTTTTCCAATAATTGTGTATAACTCTACCTCACTAGGTTCAAGTTTAATTAATGAGTCTCTGACCAGTTGTTTCCTATTTTGTACTCGCTGTCTAGTGGGCATTTTATCAACAACTTCCTTTCAGTTTCT